TCGGCTACGGCGGATACAATTAAGTTAGGCATCGCCATTATGCGGCCAATGCGTAAGTGGCCATACCGTAACGGCCATTGTTAAAGTTATCTACTGTTTTTTCGATAGCTCGATAAACGGCATCTTGAGCCTTACCCTGATCCTCTTTCCAAGCGCGATAAATCATACGGCCGCGCTCGGCTTGCTTATCTCCGTAAAGTGGACCCATACGGCTAATAAAATGAGCACCTGCGCCGGGATTATTAGATCGGCTATTAGGATCTCCGCCGGGGTTTTTACGTCCGGCCGTCTCATAAATGGCACCGGCGGCAGACTTATTAGCTACAAAATAAAGAGCTTGCCATCCGTTGCGGTTTTTCTTACTAGGAGCCTGAGAGTAATAGATACCTTTTTTAACGGTCTCTGCATCATAAAGTGGAAACATACGTAAACGACCCTCAGTATTAAAGGTCCTAAACATCGAGTTACGTGCGGTTATGGTTTTACCTGCGCTGCCCTCTCGCCACATATAAAGATTATCGGGCTGAGGACTTGGCGCGTAGCCTCGTGCCTTGTCCCGGATAGGCAACATAGCCGCACGTACCTCGGCGTTCATCTCTTTAAGCATTTCAGGATCGAGCCTACGGAGAGCTTTAACGGTTTCGCGTACGCCTTTTATAGCTACCGGCATTTTTATTAGCCTCCTCCGCTTGCTCGTTTAATACCTTTACTAACATCTTAAACATCTCGGCATCTAAGTCGAGTATCGCTTGAGGCGCGACCCCTAACCGTATTGATAGTTGCGCTACCAAATGAGTTAGAGTGCCGCGCCCTAAGCTAAAGGTAGATCGTCTAGGACCTCGACTTTTGCCAAGGTATCTAAAAACTCTGCCCCAAACATCGGTACCGTTTCGCCGCTAGTACGTAGGCACTCCCACGCTAACCAGTAAACGTCGCTCTGTTTCTCGTCATCTCTAAAGGCTTTGTGAAAACCTTTTTTTGCATATAACTCAAAGGCGTACTCAATTCGCGGCGAGATCTGATGCTCTGTTACCTCGCCCGTAGCCCTTGTTATTTTGAGTCGTGCCATTTTTTGCCCCTTTGTTAGTTTGTTATGGTGCGGTAGTAATTACGATTGGTGAGTTACACGTAAACGTGATGCTCTGAGTACCGATATCTCCGACGGCGCCGTTAATATCTGTAGTGTTATTTACTAAGATGGTAGTTGCGTACTGAGGGTTAGTAGCTGATGTAGTTGCGCTAGTTTGCTTTAGCGTAATAGGTACGGTCGTACCCCACGCAGCTTGTAGCGTTGCGTTTACGTTAGCTGCTGCGGTATCGCTCAAAAAGTCTAGAGAGATCGTGCTTGTCTCCAAACCTTTTGTAAATTTTCTTGAGGAGTCCCCCATAGCAGTTACCTCAAGCTCCTCAAATACGCGGTTAATCGTCGCGCTTGTAACATGGTCGGAGAGTGCGATCGAATTTAGCGTTACGACCACTCCGTTTGATAGAAATACGGCCATCGCCTATTCCTCGCTTTTCTCTGTAGTAGGTGTATGTGTTTTTGTTTCTTTTTTTGGTGCTTCGGTGATCTGCCCTATCTTAATAAGAAAGGCGATATCTTCATCGGTTAGGCTCATGCTTAACTCCACTCGGTTAGTATTGAGATAGTGATGTCGGTCGTTAGTAAATCTCCGCTTTGTACGCTGAGTACGCTCGGAGCACTTACGGCCCCAATATTCATAACGATAGGCGAGGCTGCTAACTTTTGGAATACGGCGCATACAAGCGACTCGATGCCTTGTAAATTTCCTTGATTGTCATACATTGGCACGGTACAAATAATCTTAAAAGTCGCCATAGGCGAAATATTTGCGTAATCGTTATTAGTCGGTGTTATGTACGGATCTGCCGGTGCCACGATTACGCTATTAGCGGTAATAGTTGCAGGCGGAAAACTGTACGTATTCCACACGTTTGCATTAGCAAGGGCCGCAGCTAGTGAGGCACGTAAAGTAGTAATAGGTACCGGCATTTAGCCCACCATGGAATTCGGATTGGTGTACCCCGCTATTAGTCCGCGGATCTTGCCGATCATGCTATTACCCATACGGTAAGGGCTAGGGCTAAAACCATCGATAGATACCCCGCCGGTTTGTGATACTTGGCGAGCTTGGAAAATGTCTACGGCTAGGATCATCGCGGCCTCGCGTACGGCCGGAGTAGTTGCGTATGAGTTTGTTTTTGTATCTGCTCCTACGGCTGAGCCGTAAGGGAGTACTCGCGTAAAATTCGCGTTAGCTGCGGTTTTAGCAAACTGTATAAAGCTATAACCATTAGGCCAATTAAAAGCCATGTTATTAAATGCTATGGATGGAAATTGTGTAGTAGTGCCGGCCGTCCATGGGATCGTGCCGGTAACTGTATAAGTCCCGTTATAAGTTGAGCCGCATCCACTCAAGGTTATGGAGTCTCCGGTGCTAAATATTGCAGGGTTAGCGATCATTACCGTAGCTACGTTATTTTGTAACGCCGTGCCTACGACCGGTGCTGAGTCAAACCATAAAAATTGGTTAAGTAAATCCTGCGCGGTTTGGCAACAGGTCTCGACGATATCCGACGAGTAAAGGTTTTCGATGCCGAGATTAGCGCGTAGCTCGGCTTCGGTTACGTACGTGGCAGGCATCTTATTCTCCTTACTTACTAGGGCCGGTACCCCTCAAAGGGCTAAGAGGGGTACCGACTATTAGTGGTTTATTTAGTTAAGGTTAAACTTAACAATACCCTTAGGCATTTTTGCGATAGTTGCCATGTAACCGTAGATAGCTACTTGTACCTGTAGGTTTGATACTACGTTTACTGACATATACGCCGTAGGTGATTGGTAAACCGTAAATGCTTCCGGTGCCAATACTACGGCTGAGTCGTCGATCGTTGTAGTAGCGGTAAAGTTTTTATCTACATAGAGATCTAGTCCGAGTACGTTGCCTCGGATTGATCCCGGTTGCACTAAGCCGCCTGCGTTCATTGGCTGAGATGCTGAGTAAATTGGACGGCCTGTATTATCAGTAGCGCCCATAAGTAGCTGCCATTGTGATCCATTGGCGATGTAGTTATTAGCAAAATAACCTGTAGCTTCGTAAACCTTACGAGCTGAGTCTGAGGCAAACTCGATAATACCTGCTGAGTCTGCATCGCATCCTGAGCTATATTGACCGGCTGCGATAAGTGCGTTTAGTACTGTCGTATCGAGTGTCTTTAGGTAAGCATTTTGTAGCTGATTTGTAAGCTCTGCATAGAAGTTTGGATCTGAGCGCTCTAGTAATTCTACGCTGATCGTGTTCATGCCTGCGTACTTAGATACTGTACCTGTTAGGTAAGCCGTTTCCATCCCGGTATTTTGTACCGCTCCGGCTTCGAGCTCTACCGTTACTACAGGTGCTACGCCTGTACCGCCACCGGCTGAGGTAACGAGTGAAGGCACGTTGATCGTCATACCGTTAGTAGGCAAAACTCCACGTGAGCAAGCATCGATAGCAGGTGTACCAAAACGAGTGTTAGTAGGAAATTCTGCTAAGTACTGAGTAGGTGAAAATGCAGGGTTTGTAGCAAAGCTATCATCGGCTGCGGTTACGTATAGCTTTGAGTCATCGTTACCTAAAGCTGCCTTAATCTTGTGCTCTGTATAAGCGCCCATAGATGTAATAGGTGTACGTACTCGCTGAGAGTCTAGTACGGATGGTCGGATGATCTTACGAGCGGCCTCGACCTTTTCAGCCTCGACCGGTGCATCTACCTGAGTTTCCTCCGGTGTATTTTCAGGGGCAGTAGTCACGGCCTCCTCGCTTTCTGTTTCTGTTTCGGTTTCAACCTCTACGATCGTCGTAGAGATAGTTGTAGTTTTTTCTTTTGTACTTGTAGCTGCCTCAAGCGCTGCTCGAGCTGCTGCAATATCAGTAACGGAGGCGCTAGAAAAGGCCGCACTCTCTACGAGGCTTACCTCTTTGAGGACCGCCGCCGTAACTAGCAGGTAATCGCCCATAGGCTTAGAGGCGGTTACATCCACCCCTACGGATAAGCCACTTACTAGGTTTTCCTGCGCTAATACGAGAGCATCTTGTCCTCGAGTGCTACTCGAAAGCTTAAACGATCCGTATACGCCCTCGGTCGAGTCGCTAAAACTAATTGCGCGGCCTACCGGCTTATCGGCTTGATGCTGCATAAGTAATTTAATATCTGTTGCCTCAGCATATGTAATTGAGCCGCGCTCAAACATAACCGGGCCTGCACTTGTAAAACCGACCTCGCCATATGGTGCAACGAGTCCGGATATCATCCGGCGCTCTGTATCGGCGGCTTGTATCTCTTGGCTAAACGTTAGTAGCACTTGTATCTCCTAGCGGGGTTAGTTGCTCCATTTGTCGGGCTTGATCTACGTTAATTAAATCTAGATTTAACATTTTCTCGATAATATCTAAACGATCCTTAGCATCTACACGTAAGAAAGTATCATCGACGGCAAACCGGACCTGATTAGATCCGTTTGTTATATCGTTCATTGAGAGACGATCCTCAATGGCTGAAATGTAAGGCTGCAACGAATACGCTACAAATTCTTTTCTACCGTCCAAAATATTTTGGTACGTCATCGAGTTATTCATGTCCGCGCTAATAAGGTAACTCGGTACGTTCATCGCGCGGCTAATTTCAGTTGCTAAGTATTGCGAAAATTCTGCGTACGCCATGTCCTTAGGTGAGAAAGATGTAGGGACATAATCGAGAGTGCTCGTTAAATATGCGGTGCTGCGATTTTGTCTAGCACTTTTAAAAGCTGCTAGTAGTCCTTGTATCTGAGACTCCGGTAAATCTGCTCCGTTATTTTTTAAGATACCTGTAGGCATTGGTGTAGCTGCACTTATCGCCGCCGCACGTTGTACATCGTATGCAGCTTTAATAGTCGTACTTGCACTTTGTAATACACCAGGTAACAAAGATTGGAAAGTAACGAGAGAGCCGATACCGCCCATAGGTACCTTATTACCATCGACGAAATAATCTTGGATCTCTGTACCGTATTGATTAGTCGTATATGTAACGCGGTTATTAGCGACCCACTCAAAGCCGGACGGTCTGCCATCATCGGCGTACAAAG